ATGGACCCGACCATCGAACAGGCGTTCGTCAAGCAGTACGAGCGCGAAGTCCACGAAGCCTACCAGCGCATGGGCTCCAAGCTGAAAGCCACGGTGCGCTCCAAGAGCAATATCAAGGGCGCCTCCACCACCTTCCAGAAGGTCGGCAAGGGCACCGCGATGACCAAGGCGCGGCACGGCCAGGTGCCGGTGATGAACCTGGACCACGAGCCGGTCACCTGCACCCTGGCGGATTTCTACGCCGGCGACTGGGTCGACAAGCTGGACGAAATCAAGATCAACCACGACGAGCGCCAGGTGATCGCCAGCGCCGGCGCCTACGCCCTGGGGCGCAAGACCGACGAGCTGATCATCGCCGCGCTGGACGACGACGGTCTCGTCGCGGCCGGCGACGGCACCGAGAAGCTGACCAGCGCCGTCGTGCTGACCGCGCTCGAGCTGCTCGGCGCCGGCGACGTGCCCGACGACGGCCAGCGCACCGCCGTGGTGGGCTGGAAGCAATGGTCCGACCTGCTGGCGATGAAGGAGTTCGCCAGCGCCGACTATGTCGGGCCGGAGGAGCTGCCCTGGCGCGGCACCCAGGCCAAGCGCTGGCTCGGGACCCTGTGGATGCCGCATTCCGGCCTGCCGCTGGCCGCCGGGGTGCGCACCTGCTTCTGGTATCACAAGACCGCCGTCGGCCATGCCTCGGGTGCGGACGTGCAGGCCGACATCACCTGGCACGGCGACCGCGCGGCGCACTTCGTCAACAACATGATGAGCCAGGGCGCCGCCCTGATCGACGCCGCCGGCGCCGTCAAGCTGCTCTGCCTGGAAAGCTGAGCCTCGGGCGCCGCCGGCCCCCATCCGGCAAGCCCCCCACTCCGACCCTCCCTCGCGCCTGCGGCGCGGGGGAGGGGGCGCAAACGGCAAAGCCGCGCCAAAAACCCCTCCCCCGGCATCGCCGGGGGGAGGGAGGGAGGGGCCCGCGGCATCAGCCGGTTGAGGGCGGACCCGCGGCATCGTCCGCGCGATCGCGGGCGCCGCGCAGCCGTCACCCGATACGACCTTTCTCACACACCATCCGGAGACCCGACCGATGGCCTTCAAGCTGAAGGATTTGAGCGTGCTCGCCTACGCCAACGGCTTCACGCTCTGGCACTACCGCACCGCCGACGCCGACACCGACGTGGACGACGCCGACTATTTCCTGGAGGCGATCGACATGCTGCGCCCCGGCGACATGATCCTCGCCAACACCGGCGAGGGCACCGCGCCCAAGGGCGGCATCTTCCGCGTGGCGAGCAACGACGGCACGACGATCGACGCGACCAACATGACGGAGGTGGGCGCGACGAATACCTGAGGCGTACGCGAGGCAAAGGGGGGTTGCGCCGGATCGGCGCGCCCCCGCGTCATCGGCAAAGCGCTCGATGTCGAATCTCTCAGCGGATCGCTTGACCTATCAGAAAATATTCCTATAATCGGCCCCGTCAACGCCACAGCTGCGCCCGAACGGGCCGGGGGTCGTGCCGATCCCCGGCCCGTCCGGGTTTCGCGCGGGCGTTGATGCGACCCCTCACGACATATTCCGGGAGACCCGACGCCATGGCGCTTTCGGACGTGGCGCTCTGCAGCCGCGCGCTTCTCAAGATCGGCGCCGCGCCGATCCACGGTTTCGACGATGCGACCACCGAGGCCGAGGTGGCCGCGGCGCTCTACGGGCCGGCGCGCGACGCGCTGCTGTCGGCCTACCCCTGGAGCTTCGCCACCGGCCAGGCGGCGCTCAACCGGCTGGTCGACCCGCCGCTGGCGGACTACGCCTACGCCTACCAGCTGCCCGAGACCCTCTTGCGGGTGCTGTCGGCCGGCGACGGCCCGACCAGCCGGGGGCTCGACTACCGCATCTCCGAACGCCGGCTGCACGCCCACGCCCCGGCGGTCGTGGTCGCCTACATCTTCCGGCCGGCCGAGGCCGACATGCCGCCCTTCTTCGACCAGGCGCTGATCGCCCGGCTGGCCGCCGACTTCTGCATCCCGCTGACCGAGAGCACCAGCCGCGCCGACAGCCTGGCGAGGCTGGCCGAGCAGGAGCTGCGCCGCGCCAAGCTGATCGACGCCCAGCAGGACACCCCGCCGCGCTTCGAGGATTTCTCGTTGATCGACGCGCGGGGATGAGCGGCCCGCGGCGCCCGCTGCAGGGAAACCACCTTCGACAAACCGCAAGGCCACCCGATGAGCCGCCTCAAGACGCTGCAGACGAACTTCACCGCCGGCGAGATCTCGCCCCGGCTGGCCGGGCGCGGCGACCTGCGCGCCTACGCCAACGGCGCCAAACGCCTGTCCAACGTCTTCATCCAGCCGACCGGCGGCATCGACCGGCGCGACGGGCTGTATTTCGTCGACGCGCTGCCCGGCCCGGCCCGGCTGATCGCCTTCGAGTTCAACACCGAGCAGACCTACCTGGTGGCCTGCACGGACCGCGAGCTGCGGGTCTACAGCGATGGCGCGCGGGTGGCGACGCTGACGGTGCCGTGGACCCAAGCCCAGCTCGCCCAGCTGACCTGGACCCAGAGCGCCGACACGCTGCTGGTCTGCCATCCCGAGGTCGAGCCGCGCACCGTCACCCGCACGGGCGAGAACGCCTGGGACATCCAGCCCTGGCGGATCGTCACCCAGAACGGCGCCGACCGCCGGCCCTTCCACCGCTTCGCCAAGCCCGACCTCCGACTGAAGGCCAGCGCCACCACCGGCACGGTCACGGTCGAGGCCGACGCCGCGGTCTTCCTGCCGGGCCATGTCGGCGCGCTGCTGCGCATCCAGGGCAAGCAGCTGGAGATCGACCGGGTGGACAGCGAAACGGTGGCGTCGGCGATCGTCCGGGAAACCCTGGCCGGCACCGGCTGGACGGCGGACTGGGAGGAGGCCGCCTGGTCGCCGGCGCGCGGTTGGCCGATCTCCGCCTCCTTCCACCAGGACCGGCTGGTGATCGGCGGCTCGCGCGACCTGCCGAACTGGCTGTGGCTGTCGCGCTCCGCCGACCTGTTCAACTTCGACGTCGGCGACGGGCTGGACGACGAGGCGATCGCCTTCCCCATCCTGTCGGACCAGGTCAACGCGATCCGCTCGGTGTTTTCCGGCCGGCATCTGCAGGTCTTCACTTCGGGGGCGGAATGGATGGTCAGCGGCGATCCGCTGACGCCGGAGACGGTGCAGCTGCACCGCCAGACCCGCATCGGCTCGCCCCTCGACCGCGCCGTGCCGCCCCGCGACGTCGAGGGCGCGACCCTCTACGTGGCGCGCAACGGCAAGGAATTGCGGGAATTCCTCTACACCGACATGGAGCAGGCCTACCGTTCGGTCGACCTGGCGCTGCTGGCCGACTTCATCGTCGACCGCCCGGTCGACCAGGACTACGACCAGACCCGCCGGCTGCTGTTCGTCGCCATGGCCGACGGCTCCATGGGCGTGCTCACCGCCTACCGCGCCGAGCAGGTGACCGCCTGGACCCGCTTTCACACCGACGGCACCGTCGGCGCGCTGGCGGTGGCCGGCGGCGAGACCTTCCTGGCGGTCGAACGCGCCAACGGCTGGTCGCTGGAAAGCCTCGACGCCGCGGTGCGCCTGGACGCGGCGCTGACCGGCGAGGCGGCGGAGCCGACCGACAGCTGGTCCGGCCTCGACCATCTGGAGGGCCGCTGGGTGCGGGTGGTCGGCGACGGCGTCGATCTCGGCGACTATCAAGTGGGCGACGGCGCCATACTCCTCGACCAGCCGGTGACCGGCATGGTCGCCGGCCTGGCCTTCGCCCATCTGGTCGAACCGCTGCCGCCCTTCCTGATCGGCTCCGGCGGGGGCAGCCAGGGCGTCGCCATGCGGCCGGTCGACAGCGTCTTCCGCCTGCACGAAACCGGCGCGCTGATGCTGGACACCGGCCGCGGCGCCACCTCGGTGCCGCTGGGCAAGCTCGACGGCGGCGGCAGCTTCGGCCAGCCTCCGCCCATGTTCACCGGCGACCGCCGGGTGCGCCATCTCGGCTGGACCCGCAGCGCCACCGAACCGCTCTGGCGGATCGAACAGGACGCGCCGCTGCCCTTCACCCTGCTTTCCGTAACCACCGAACTGAAGGTGAACGACTGATGTCATCCTTCGTCCCGATCGCCACGGTGCTCGGCACCGTCGCCGGCATCGGCCTGCAGATCGCGCAGGGCGTCGGCCAGCAGCGCGAGGCCGTCGCCCAGAGCCGGGCGCAGGCCGTCCGGTACCAGGTCCGCCAGCAGGACGTCTCGGCCGAGAACCGCGCGCTCGAGGCCGAAGCCGCGCGCCAGCGCGAGGCGGCGCAGGAGGACGTGGCCGAGCTGCGCAAGGGCCAGGGCGAGTCCGACCGGCTGCGCCAGGACGCGTTGCGCCGGTCGATCGCCAGGCGCCGCGCCGCGCTGGGCGCCAAGGGCATCGACGCCACCGCCGGCTCGGGCGAGGCGCTGCTGCTCGGGCTGGTCGACGACTCGGCGCTCAGGGGCGCGCAGGAGCACCGCCGCACCGGCGACCGGGTGTCCGAGATCAAGCGCGATCTCGACTACCGCCAGCGCCTCAACCTGCTGGAGCGCTCCCGCCTGCAGGGCCAGTACCGGCTGAACCGGGCGGCCTACCAGGCGGACGCGCAGGAGGCGCGGACCCGCTCCCTGGGCCGCACCCGCAGCGCCGTCGAAGGCGTCACCCGCAGCCTGAGCGGTCTCTGACCGCTCCCGATCGAAAGGGGATCCGAGCATGGCCGCCCATCTCAAGGTCGGCGATCAGCGCCCGCGCGTGCAGTATTACGCCGACGGGGTGCAGCGCGCGTTCGTCTTCCCCTTTCCGGTGTTCCGCGCCGAGGACCTGCGGGTCTTCGTCGACGGCGGGCTGATCGCGGACGGCTATGCCGTGGACGGCGCCGGGGCCGACGGCGGCGGCAGCGTCACCTTCGCCGAGGCGCCGGCGGCCGGCCGGGTGGTGACCGTGGAGCGCCGCCGGCCGGTCCGCCGCCTGACCGACTTTCTGCAGGGCGGCGATCTGCGCGCCGACAGCTTCAACGACGAATTCGACCACCAGGCCATGGTGGCCCAGCAGCTCGCCGAGGATCTGGGCCGGACCGTGCGCGCGCCGGCCTTCGACGGGCCCGCCTTCCTGGAGCTGCCGCCGCGCGCCCAGCGGGCCGGCAAGGCACTGCTGTTCGACCTGGACGGCAATCTCGCCGTCGGCGACACCGACCCGCCGCCCGACGCGCCGGCGCAGGTGACGGCGCCGCTCAGCGGCGCGGTGGTGCGCGACCTCGCCGCCAAGCTGGCCGACCTGGTGTCGGTGCGCGATTTCGGCGCCGTCGGCGACGGGCTGGCCGACGACACCGGCGCCTTCGGCGCGGCGCTCGCCGCCAGCGCGGGGGTCTACGTGCCGCCGGGCACCTACCGGATCACCGGGCCGATCGTCCTGGACTACGGCCGCAGCCTCTGGGGCGCCGGCGACGGCTCGGTCGTCCTGGCCGGGCAGAGCGGCATCGCCGCGGTGGAGATCGTCGCGAGCTACGCCTCGCTGCACCATCTGCGCATCCAGGGCGGCGCGGTCGGCGTCAAGCTCTACGGCAAGGCGAGCCCGTGCGTGCAGAACGCGGTGCACGACCTGTCGATCTGGGACGCCGGAACCGGGCTGCTGCTCGACGGCTACCAGGACGCCGGAAATCCCTGCTACTGGAACAACTTCCAGACCGTGCTGGTGGCCCGGCCCGGCCTGCACGGGGTGCACCTGACCAAGTCGGGGGCGGGCGACACCCCCAACGCCAACCGCTTCACCAAAGTGCGGGTCTACAGCCTGTCGGCGCCGATCGCCGGCAGCGGCTTCTTCGTCGAGGCCGGGCGCTACAACAACAGCTTCGTCGACTGCGAATCCAACCTGTCGACCGGCGCGCACAGCTGCTTCCGGGTGGGGGCGCAGGCCGACAAGAACCTGATCGTCAACCTCTACACCGAGACGGTGGGCGGGGTCCCCAACCTCACCCTGGACGCGGGCTCGGTTGAGACCGCGGTCACCAACCTGTTCTCGGCCAGCGGCGGCCCGGCCATCTGGGACCAGAGCGGCGGCCAGTACACGGCGGTCAACGCCGGCTGGCCGGACAAGAACCGGCTGCTGCAGACCCGCATTTCGGAACTGGTGGTCGAGCGGCTGCGCTTCGACACCGACTTCGTGGAGCCGGCCTCCGGCGGGCTGGTCGAGCTCGACCTCAAGTCCTCGACCTACCTGGTCAGCAGCTACGGCGGCGCGGTGGAAGCCCGGCTGCCGGCCGCCTCCGGCGTCAACGGCAACCAGGTGACGATCAAGAAGACCGACCTCAGCGACAACCCGGTGACCGTGACGGAAGCCGGCGGCGCCGGGCCGGACAACCGCACGGTCCGGCTGGCGAACCGCCACGACGCCGTGACGGCGATCTCCAACGGGGCGGCCTGGCATATCCTGTCCTCCAACGAGATGCCGGAGAACGCCGCCTACACCGAAGCGCCGGGCCTGTTCGTTCCGGACTTCACCCGCCGGGTCTACCTCGTCAGCGCCTATTCCGGGGCGGTCGAGGTCCGCCTGCCGGCGCCGGGGGCGACCCACGCGGTCGGCCGAACGGCGACGATCAAGAAAACCGATCCCTCGGCCAACACGGTCTCGGTGACCGAGACCGGCGGGCCGGGGCCGGACAACGACACGGTGACGCTCGCCAACCGGTACGAGCTGGTCACCGTCTTTTCCAACGGGGCGGCATGGCACGTCATAGGGAGATGATCCTCAGCCATGCCCGATCGGGAGCTCGAAGCGCTCCGTCAGGAGATCGACCGGCTGCTGCCCGCGGCCATGCTGCGCGCAGTGGCCAGCTACCGCGCCTTCGCCCTGGAACCGGCGGACGACCCGGTTCCGGCGAAGGATTTCGCCGCCCATCACGCGGCCTGCAAGGCCGCGCTCAACCACCTCGACGCGCTGGTCCGGCTGGCCCGCTGGACGTCGGCCAGCCCGTCCGAGGCCACGGCCTTCGAGGACGACGCGCTGGCCGACATGGTCTCGGAGGCCAGGCGGGCGCTGACCGCCTATCCCGCATATCCGGAGGACGCGTCATGATCGCCGTGTCCTTCCCGGAGTTCGTCGAGATCTGGAACCGGGCGGTGCAGCGCCAGGCCACCCCGGCCCATCACGTCCGCATCGCCAACTGGCTCGAGGCCTGCTGGCGCTCGGAGCATCGCGAACTGCTGCTGATGGCCTTCCGCAACAGCGGCAAGTCCACCCTGGTCGGCCTGTTCGCCGGCTGGCTCTTGCGCGGCGACGCCAATCTGCGGCTGCTGGTGCTGGCCGCCGACCTGGCGCTGGCGCGCAAGATGGTGCGCAACGCCAAGCGGGTGATCGAGCGCCACCCGGCCACCCGCGGGCTCAAGCCGGCGCGGCGCGACCAGTGGGCGGCCGAGCGCTTCACGGTGAACCGGTCGCTGGAGCTGCGCGACCCGTCGATGCTGGCGCGCGGCATCCAGGCCAACCTCACCGGCAGCCGCGCCGACGTGGTGATCTGCGACGACGTGGAGGTGCCCAACACCTGCGACACCGCC